GAAGGTGAAAAAGACTGTATTTCTATGATTAGTAAGGGTAAACAGGCGATCACTTTTAGCAATGGGGCTAATTCTAATGTGCCAAAGGAGTTGGTGAGCATTATAAAGGGGAAATTTAGTGATGTTGCAGTGATATTTGACCAGGATGAAGCTGGTCGTAAGGCTACAGAGAAGATAATGAGGATATTTAATGCGTAAAGCGAATATAGACTTAGCTGAAGGAACAGATGTGAGCGATTATCTTGCCAATGGGAAAATAATTAAGGATGAAAAGAAGGTAGAGACATATGTGATCAGTGGCCTTGCCATTTGGGATACCCCTTACAACCCTATTGAATGGGGAATAAAGGATATGATACCCATGCGGAAGAAGACTGTAGCTGTGGGTGACTTTGAATCAGGGAAGAGTTACCTTTACCTGGGCGCTGCTTTGTCCCTGGCTGCCGGGAAGCCTGAATACTTGGGCTTTGAGATACCTAAACAGAGGAAAGTTTTGTATGTGGATCTTGAGAATGGGCAGGATGAGACAATCCACAGGATTAAGAATCTTACAGTCGGGCATAATATAGATAATAATAACTGTGAAGACACGCTCAGGCTTATTACTAAACCTGGTGATTTTTCTGATGTGTTTGTTATGATTGAGGCTCAAACTGAGTCATTTAAGCCTGATGTGATCATTATAGATAACCTTTACCAGCTTTCAGGTGCGAATAATATCGCTGATGCGGATAAAATAAAGCCTTTACTGTCTAAAATAGAGAATTTACGGTCAAGTAGTGAGGCTGCGGTGGTGCTGATCCATCATTTTAATAAGAATACTCAGGAACAGGGGCTTACTGAAGAGCGAATGGCTGGGTCTTCTGTGATTAACTGGTGGTATGAGTATTGTACGATATTGGGTAAGACTAATAGAAACTTTAGTTTATACACGGTGGGGAAGAGTCGCATGGGTGCGAAGAACCCTGGTATTTACGGAATAGAGATTAACGATAAGATAGGCGGGGGGATTGTTATGGAGCGTGGCGGTCTTGTCCCTGCGGAGAAGGTTAAGGGGCTGATGCTTCCAGAGAGAAGGAAAACCAAGTGGGATTTACAGTTGCAGCGTATGGATGATGAGTTTACGACCAATGAATGGCTGAATGTGTGCGGGGACCAAGATGGGGAGTCTGTGGTGGATGCTACGGCGTACCGATGGCTGAAGGAAATCATGTCTGTTGGGATGGTTGAGAAGCTTATTCATGGTAAATATCGCAAAACTAAGCTTGAATTTTACAAAAATGACTTCCAGGAGTGAGGGCAAGAGTATTGCGAGTATTGCGAGTATTAAGGGTCAAACTCTCAATACTCTCAATAATATTGGGGTCTACTCCCCTTTTTGTAATAATTATAAAAACATTTAGTACGGAATGTAAAGATCAAACTCTCATTGTTAAAATGACCCTGACCCTGTAGATATAAATATAAGCTGCACCCTATGGATTTAGATATAAAAGACCCTTTCAGTAAGATTATAAAAGCCCTGGATCTGAAGCTGAAAAGCCCTTTGGATGATAATATAAAGAAGTATTTAGAGAGTCATTACAAACATAATAAATGTTCACTTGGTAGGCCGGAATTGGATCATTATTGCTCTTTAGCATATAAAGATGAAGATGAGGTGCTGCTTTGTGGGGCTATGCTGAACTGGTGTAAGGAGATCCATGTAAAAGGCTTGCGGGAGTGTTTTTTGACTATGGCTTATGAAAACAAGCTTGCCGAGGCTAACCGTAGGAAAAAAGGGAACTTTAAGGGCGCTAACTATAAGAAGGTGAATAGACCCTGACCCTGTGGATATAAATATAAGGCTATTCGGCCTTTATAACTCCACCTCACTTTCTTTTGTAATAAAATCCGTCCATTCTACCCACTTACAATTATTTGCCCTATCTAAGCATTTTAAAGCATCTTGCTTGTTCTTGTAAGTTCTTATTCGATGATAGTCTTTATCGTAACCACTTAACCACATTGCGTATAATTTGCCAAAGTGTACTTGGTATTCCATCACTTCACCTCTCTTATTAACCAGGTTTTCATTGGTTAGATTGTTTGCTATTGCAATTAATTCATCTTGTTTCATCTTCATACCCTTTCGTTGTTAATATAAGTTCACATAATTTCTTCATCACTTTTTCCTCCAAATTAAGCTTATAATTATAAGCGTTATCATCCACATTGTATTGATAAGTACGAATGGATTTAGTATGTAATCAATCATTACTCCTCCTGTTTGTTATTAAAAAATCTTACCCTGTGCCTTGAAATATAAAAGACCCTGTGCCTTGAAATATAAAAGACCCTGTGCCTTGAAATATAAAAGACCCTGTGCCTTGAAATATAAAGACCCTTCATGCTCAAATATAAAAGACCCTGGGCCTTGAAATATAAAGACCCTGGGCGCTTAAATATAAAGATCCTTGGCGCGCTTGTTTATTTTTTATGCTTAGCCAATATTACTTGATTCACGCCGGGATTAATACGGTGTAATATCTCGTATAAAAGCGCTGTTAATGCTCTTTTCATATGTGTTTACCTTATTATTAAAAAATACTATTGTGCCCGGCCATAACTTGAAATATGCGCGGCCTGGAGCCGCCGCCGGGCTGGCTGGTTTGTTTACTTAGTGCGCTCCCATATTATATACTCATGCAATTCTAAGTACTCACGCATGAATTCCATTAACATGAGCCGCGCGCCTTTGTGGTTAATGTGGTTAAGACAAGCCATAATTCCATTATGTAACTTATCTATTTTAGCCTGTTTTTCTTCTTTTGTAGGCTGCTGTTTTATCTGTGTTTTTATACTCATTTTGTTATTTTCCTTTGTTTAATGAATTGGTGTAATAATTCGCATATCTTTGAATGTGTCCAAGTTTCCGCACGCATGGCCAATGTTAGTACATGACCCGCAAAGGCCGGGACAGATGAAAGCCCGGCCAGGCCCGGCCAGTTTTCGGATTTCTCTTTTTTCGGCGCTGGTCATATCCATAGGTGTAATTTTACGGCCTAGGTTGAACCCTTCATAAGCGCCCCGGAAAAATGAGTAACCCTTCATGGATTTTAAAACATGATCGTATTTTCCACCCTTTGAACCGTTCAACGCATAATTTCCCGGTATATGACCGAAGCGCGCGGCGTATTGGTGAAATATGGGTAAACTCTTTGAATAGCCATAGGCGGCAATCCTTGGCCGGTCTTCTAGGGTGTTAAACCAATAGGTCATTATATCTAAGTTAGGGAAGTCACCATCGACATACAGGCGTAAATCCACACGCCGCCCGGAATATGAAGGCAAGCATAAAACCCGGTCTAATTCCGCGCGGATCAATTCCGGGTTATGCCTTTCGAGTATGGTGTTTTGTAATTGCCTAAAATACGCGGCCGGATATCGCCACGCTTTGAACGAATAACACCAATTTAGACACGCCCCCGCCCCGGGGCAATTCACCCCGGGCAGAGTTGACCAGCTAAGAAACGGTAGCTTAGAATTCCCTTTTGTGAATAGGGTAAATTCCGGGACCCCTGATTCCATAAATCGAAGGAACTTCAGCGCATAATACACCGTGCCGCCCTTCTTATATTCCGGCCCGTTCAATTTTACCGCGGTTAAAATAGATGTGTATAATTCATCTAAATTAGTTTTTACAGCCAGCGCGGCCCATTGTATACCTAGGGTGCGTGTTATTGAAAGCTGTCTCATGACTGCCCGCCCTTTTTATTTATGTTTATCATGGTTTGTACTATTGCCACCAATACCAGCGCGGCCATGGCTACAATTGCCACCAGCGCGGCGGCTATATTTCCCGCCGTTGTATTTAAGCGCGGGCCTTGTGTGAGTACTATATAACCAAAAACAGCGCCGGATCCGGTCATGGCCGAAATGGTGAACGCGGCGGCCGTTGTGAGTATGTTATTTATTTTATTTTTCATTGTGTTTTCCTTTTATGTTAACATTTATTAAATGCAATATAGTAACATATGTAACTTAATGCAACAGATAATATAACATTAATTAACCCCTTATATATATATTAAAGAAATTTTAAAGAGCGTCCTGGTAAACCTACCGCGCCGAAAAAAGATTTCACGATTTTCACGTTTTAAAGTGCTTGTTTAATGTCCCTTGCCTATTTTCTCGACAATGGGTCGCGAAGTATACCTTCGTTATGCCCTGGATCATGGTAAAATGTTTATCATTTTTTCGCTCCACAAGGAGCCCGGAATCGCTGCGACGGATCCACTGTGCAAATTTTTTTTAATATTTTAGCGGGTTAACATATGTTACAATAATGGACTGGCCTATAATCACAGCAAAAGACTATGAAAGACTCATAGACTCAATCGAACTCGGGGACGAATTCTACCGTAAGCTTGCCATCTTTCGCAGTGGCTTAATCGAACCGCACATGCGCCACTGGCAACTCTCAGCTCACAAAGCATACGACAACCTATCCGAGCGAGAACTCCAGGTGTTCAAGATGCGCCTAAAATCTCACAGCTTTCCCACTATAGCAGACACCCTGGAAATATCTGAATCTTCAGCTAAGACCTACTGGCGCAGGGCAATACGCAAGTGCTGGGTTTTATTTGATGTAGTCTAATCCTTAGTTACTGAAACTATAACAGGATTTATTATGGAAAAGAAAAAGACTGGCAGACCAGCTCTTGACATCAGTGCGGACAAGGTAGAAATGCTTGCCAGCTTTGGTTGTTCAATGGTAGAGATAGCCAAGTTGCATAATTGCAGTGAAAACACAATCCGAGTGCGCTTTAGAGAAGAAATCGAGCGTGGTCGTGAAAGCATGAAGATCAAGCTCCGGCAGCTCCAATGGAAAACAGCAGAGCAAGGCTCAAACGCAATGCTCATATTTTTAGGTAAACAATATTTAGGTCAATCAGATCGTAACGAATTTGAACTTGTAGGCAATCTCGAGGGATTACTCAAAGAGTGTGGCTACGAAGAATCACCGATTGAAAAGAAAAGTATTAAACAAGCAGAAGCTCTGGAAGATACTCAAGTACCAGCCCTCGCCTAATCAGCAGGAGGTACATGAGTCGACAGCTCGATTCCGAGTAAACATCCAGGGCAGACGATCAGGCAAAAGTTATAGTGCAGCTAAAGAGATATTGCCATACCTCCTAACTCCAAATACGAGAACGTGGATAGTGGCTCCTACTTTAGATTTAGCTGACAAAATTATGCGTGAAGTCAAAATAGATGTACTCACTAAACTGAGACTTCCAATCGCATACAAAAAAGAGGTCAGTGGAGCAGTGCATTACATGAAGCTTGCTGGTCTAAACAGTGAAATATCGGTGAAGTCAGCAGACCGACCAGAGTCATTAGTTGGAGATGGCATAGACCATTTAGTAATTGAAGAAGCAGCGAAGATAAGGAAGATTGTTTGGGAGCAATATTTAAGACCAACTTTGTCAGACAAACAGGGTTGGGCGTTATTTACGACAACGCCCGAGGGATTTAATTGGGTCTACGACCTATGGCAACGAGGAAAATCAGATGAGTTCCCTGATTGGGAGTCATGGCAGCACCCAAGCTGGGAGTCCCCATTTTTCAAAGATGACATAGAGGAGTTAAAAAAGACATTAACCTATGAAACATTCCAACAAGAGTTCGGCTCACAATTTACCTCATTTTCTGGCAGAGTCTTTCCATTTGACCGCACCATACACATTCAAAGACTCAAGTTTAACCCCGACTTACCCACTTATTGTGGAATTGACTTTGGATACCGCACAAGTGCCTGTGGATTTTTCCAGACTGACCCAAGGCAAGGTAAGGATAAGGTATATCTAATAGATGAGATTTGGGAAGAAAATATCAAAACCGAGGACTTTGCAGACAAAGTGAGGGCTAAGGGCTATCCGATCATTCGATATTTTGGAGATCCAGCAGGCGGTGGAGTCCAGGGAAGCGGTATTTCTGATATTGAACAATTTAGAAAAAAGGGAATGCGGGTTGATTTTAGAACAGACAAGGTATCCCGGAATATCGCAAACGGCATCACCCACATGAGAACATGGTTCGAAGATGCTGCTGGTAACACACATTTTTACGCAGACTCGAGAGCAAAGAAATTCATCTCCAGCTTTGAGAACTATCGTTATCCAGAGAAGAAGAAAGATCAAAAGCTTAAAGAAGAACCTTTAAAGGATGGTCTAAATGATCACGCCTGTGATGCGAGTAGATATTTTTTTTGTAACCTATTTCCTATTAAATCGAGAACCGCAGGAGTAATTGACTGGTAATATGATTATACAAGATTTATCTGAACAGCTTATTATAGATAGTTTATCTGACTATCTAAACAATATTGAAACAAAACGCACAAGAGAGCGTGAGTACCTT